CTGAATCTGAATTAATTTCTGTATATAAAAAACTTCGTCATGCCGTTAATAGAGAAGGGTGGACTGAAAAAGATTTAGAAAGACCACCATATTATCCTCAGGATATTATGAATTATTATCAAAAAATATCTAATTTAGTTACCGCATTAAAAAGTGAATTAAAATCTTATTTTGGTGATGTTGACAATGATGAGTTCACTGATTATCTTCATAGTAAATTAAAAGATATAGATTTAGAAATACCTTTAAAAAATGGCAATATTAAAAGAGACAATCCAAGGGACGAAGATTATTAACGAAATCCAATCGTCAAATGTTAAGAAAACCGAATACGATACTGAAACTAAAGTAATGTTAGTTGAGTTCAATAATGGACAAAAATATGAGTATTCTGATGTCCCCCACCAAGTATACACTCAATTCAGAATGGCGGAATCTCAAGGGAAATTCTTCTCGTCAAAAATAGTTAAGACTTACAAACACAAAAAAATCTAACAATTATAGATATTTAAGTATTTATAGTTAATGAGTAATCTTAAAAGTATATTATCTAGTTTTCATTTACAGGACGAACTAAATCCTAAGATTTGGGAATCGTCTGATAAGATGTCACCTAAAGTTAGAGAACGTCTATTAGAAATCGCCTATGAGTTCATAGAATTCTTGGGTGTTGATGTTATTATATCTGATGTGGTTATGACCGGTTCATTGGCGAATTATAATTGGTCCAAATATTCTGATGTTGATTTACACTTAATTGCCGACTTTGAGCAATTTTCAGAAAGAGAACTTCCTCTATATGAAGAACTTTTTAAATTAAAAAAAACTTTATTTAACGACAAACACAATATTAAAATATATGGTTATGATGTTGAACTATACGTTCAGAATGATGTTGAGGCTCATTTTAGTAGTGGAGAATATTCTGTATTATTTGATGAATGGAAAAACAAACCTAAAAAAGAAAAAGTTGAAATTGATACTGAACTAATTCAAAACAAATCCAAACATTGGATGAAGATTATTGACGAGGTAATAGATAATTCAGACAATAAATCGTTAGAATCCGGGGTTGATAGTATCAATAAGGTTAAGGATAAATTAAAAAAATATAGGACCGCAGGTTTAGAAGAAGGTGGAGAAATGTCCGATGAAAATTTAGTATTTAAAGTATTGAGAAGAAATGGTTATATCCAAAAACTATTTGATTTTCAAAATGAATATCAGGATAAAAAACTTTCTTTAAAAGAAAAATCAATATAATTAACAATAAACCCCCCGGAATTACAACATTTTTAATTCCGAATATATTTATATATAAAATAATTCCGAAAAAAACACACTAAAATGGGAAACAATTTAAAACCGGTTGGTAGCGAAAAACTACAAGGTATGGAGAAAATCCAACGTATTATGGAAATCGCTAGATACAAAGAAAATATTCCTACATCGATAAATGAAGATAAATCAACTGAATATACTAAAGTTTTAGCTGATGGTAAAACTTATAGAATCGACAAGGAAAAAAATGGTTATGTTCTTAAAAGAAGTTTAACTGAATCAACATCTGAGTTTGATTATATGGAGCCAATGAAGAATAGAAAATATTATCCATCTTACTCTCAAGCGTTCAAAAGACTTAACTTAGTTGCTAAAGAAGTTAACATTAATGAAGGTAACGAAAAGAATGTTAATTTATTCTATGAAAGCCCTGAAGAAGCGACAAAATATATTTTAAAAATGGGTGGTGAGGCTAAAGAACAAGCAGCACCTGCTCCGGCACCTGCACCCGCTCCGGCACCTGCTCCCGCTCCGGCACCTGCACCCGCTCCGGCACCTGAAGAAGAACCATCTCCGTCTCCTGAAGATATTGACGTTGACGTTGATTTAGACGATAGTGATGACGATAACGAAGATGTTACTTTAAAGTCCATTCAAAAATTAACAGGTAAATTGGCTCAAAAATTAAGAGCTTTCCAAGAAACGGAAGAAGGTCAACAAGAAATGACTTCTCAAGATTCAAAATATGTAATCAACTCAATTTTATCGGCATTAGACTTGGACTCTATGGACGAGGAAGATAAAGAAGAAATTGTTGACAAAATCGAAGGAAATGATGAAGAAGGTATGGGTGATTTTAATCCGGACGATATGGGTGATGAAGAACTTGACTTTGGTGGTGACGAAATGGGTGATGAAGAACCGATGGCACCTGAAGGTGAAATGGGTGAAGGATATGATGAATTAGATGAAGAATCTAAATATTTTGGTTCATTTGGAAATTTAAGAAGAAAAGACTTCAGAGGTGATGAATATGTTAGAGATAACAATTCATTTGCTGATGATGAGGAACTTTTTGGTATTGGTGATGATAATATGTATGATACTGAAGAGTTTGATGACTTCGAATCGTATAACGAAAGATATCCGATGGATAAAGAAGATTCACCAAGATGGTTTAAGGGTTCAGATGGTAAAAAAATGTTTGATACTTATAGAGAAAAATCGGGAAAACCATTCAAAGTTAAAACTAGAAAAAGTTTAAACCATAAAGATATTGGTGAGGAACATTCAGGTCGTCTTGAAGATATGATTGAAGGAATCTTTACTGAATCAAAAGTTGATAAAATTATTGAGGGTTATTTCAAAATAGATTCTAATGAAAAAAAATTATTAGAAAATAAGAAAAAACAATCTAAGGTAATTGCTGAAAGTAAAAAAGTTAAAATTAATAAAATCAAACAATTATCTGAAAGTATTTCCCAAGAAGTTGGTGCAAGAAAATTAATGGAAAAATATCCAAACGCAAAATTGATTGGTAAAACAAACAGACAAAACTTGGTATTTGAAATGAATAACAAACAATTAAGAGTTAATACTAAAGGTCAGATAATCTAATGAGTTATTTAATATATGTTAATGAATTAGGTCCTAATTATAAAGGTGATAACATATATGAATTTATTTTCTCGAATAGTATAGAAGATGTTTGGGGTGAAGCTTGGGAATCAAAACCATCAAATGGTTATCCACTCCCACCGGACATAGAACATATTAAAAATGTAGGAGTTTTGAAGAATGACCAAATCACAATGTCAGTAATTCAAAACTCTGACTATTTTTCGATGATAGATTCAATGGATGATATAATCGCATTATGTTGGGAAAACGAAAGTGAAGACGTTGACTTCACACATCAAAGAAGATTGGTTTTCAAGTTTGGAGAAACTGAACAATCAGTCAAAGATAAATTATACGAGAGAGATATCGTATTAGAATTTGAAAAGAAAATCGAATATGAACACTAATCAGAAAAAATTAAAACTAGTGAAAGAGGGGATTAAAACATCCACTCTAAATAAAATGACTGATACTCAGGTTGATGTGTTGTTCAGTAAATTACAAGAACAAGTTACAACTACAACTAAACAAGTTAAAACAATTACGGTTCCTCAAAATATTGCAAAAAGTACAGGTGCCGACATTGGTAATGTAAATGTTAAAACAGATGCAGATGGTAATGTAATTGCTACTGAAATGACCGAAGACGATACATTAAAGGTGGTTCAAGACCCTGACGCAACTGAGGATGGTATGGGTATGATGGAAGAAAAAGAAATTGACGAAAAATTTGAGTCAAAAAAACAACAAAAATATTTCTTCGCTAAATGTGGTGATGGAAAAACAAAAGAACAAAAAAAATGGTGTAAAATGGCTGACGAGTTTGCAAAAAAGACTAATTTTGCCAAACTTCCTGAAAAGAAAAAAGAAACCAAAGAAGGTTACGATGATATGGTTGGAGGAGCGTTAAATAAAATTGCTCAAGCCAAATTAAGTCAGGTAAAACCAAGTGTTACTATGGGAGAAAGTGAAATTGAAAAACAAATTATGAGATTAGTTGAAAAACACATTACACCAAAAATGAAAAAAGAAGATTTATTAAGTTTAATTGAAGGTGACACAAAAACTGCACCTGCAAAACCAAAAGAAAGAGAAAAAGAAAAAAAACCGGGTCATCCATTTAAACCGGACCCTGATAAGAAAGGTGCTCCTAAAGCGAAAAAATCAGAAATGGGTGAGGATACAAAAACCGCTCCGGCAAAACCAAAAGTTAGTCCGGGTACAAAACCAAAACATCCGTTCCAACCGGACCCTGATAAAAAAGGAGCTCCGAAAGCAATTAAACGAGAATTACCAAGTTTTTTAAAATTCAATCAGTTAGGTCTTAAAACAAAATAATTATGAGCGTAAATTTAAAAATGGAAAAAATATTAAAAGTCAAAAGTGACTTAGATAAAAAATTAGTAAATGAAGGATTAACTAATAATCAACAAACTATGTTAAACGAAATTAATCGTCGTTTAAATGAAGCTCCGGTTAGTTATGAAGGACCTGAAAGAATGGAACCGGGTATTGAAAGACAGATTAATCAAAGACAAACACCATATGCTGAAAATCCTATGTTACCTCAAGATGGTGATAGAGATTTTATTGAAATGATTACTTCACAACGATTTAAAGACTCTGTAGATAAAGTAAGAAGATTTTTAGGTAACACAACACCAATTCAGGGAAATAATCCAATGATGGGACTAATGAGTTCTATTATGGGTAGTTTACAACAAATCAAGAGAGTTGAGATTCAAAATAATGAATATTTAGAAAACTTAGCGGTTGATTTAGTTAAAAAAGAATTAGGTATTCCTGAGGGTCAATTACAATTTGATGTTGAATTAGTTAGTGGTGGTATGAATGCGTCTGAAGGGATGCAAAGACAACCTGAACAACCGGATGAAGAAGATGTTGAAGAGGCATTTAAAGAAAGTGAAGAACACCAAGAAGAAATGGAAGACTTTATGGATTCTATGGAAAAATTCAATTTAGAAAAGGCTAAAAGAAGAATGATTAACTCATTAGTTCAAGGCGCAGCTTTTAAAGGTGGACATATGTATACTTTGGTTAGCGATGAGATTAATAGATTAGACCCTAACTTATTAAACTTATATGGTGTAACACAATCATTAATGGAACACCTATATTGGTTATATCCTGATATGGAAGGAATGGCAGGTTCCGGTGGTGGTCAAATGGGACAATCAGAATCTGACCCAACAACTGACCCACCAACAATTAAAGCAAAGGCGTTTACATTCCCATTATTAGTTCACGAAATAGTTAAAGGAATTTATTCATTATATGGTGACCAGGGATTACCAAACGACCCTGTTCAAAGAAGTATGGTTGTTGGAGCTGAAGACACATTACCTGCTGAGATATGGGATTCAAGATTAGGTCCAATATTTTGGGAAAAATTTAGAGAATCTTGGCCTGATAAATTATATGAAGAGGACCAAAGACACCTTCAACAATACTTATTTATGAAATTGTCTCAATTAGAGGCGAAGGATTTTATAGTATTATCGAAAGCTATTTTGGCTGATAAACCTGAAGCAAAAGAGGTAATAAATAGAATGGTTAACGAAATCGTTGAAATCCTTAAAAAACACGAATACGAATCAAAAATGTCTGATGACGAAGATGATGAAGATGACAATGATAATTATGGTGATTACGGATTTGATGACTTAGATGACTTAGATGATATTGATTTATCTTCGTTAGGATTCTAAAAATTACCGACAACAGTATGTATGTCGAATTTAACAAGAGAACAAGTATTAATAGAATACGTAAAATGTAATAGAGATACGGAATACGCTTTAAGAACGTATTTAGAAACGTATGATAATACGGTTAAAAAATATGTTCCATTAGAACTTTTCCCGGACCAAATTACTCTATTAGACGATTACGAAAACTACAACGAAAATATAGCATTAAAATACAGACAGGCCGGGGTATCAACAGTTACCGCGGCTTGGATGTCTAAAAAACTAATTTTTGCCAGAAAAGAAACACCTGAGAAAATATTGATAATTGCCAATAAGTTGGATACTTCATTGGAGATGGCGAACAAAATAAAATCGTTCGTTGGACAATGGCCTTCTTGGACCGGTGTAGATTTTGATAAATCAAAAAATTCCCAAAGACATTATAAATTAACAAATGGGTGTGAGGTTAAAGCCGTTGCAACATCTAAGGATGCCTTGCGTGGATTTACACCTACCATACTTGTATTTGACGAGGCCGCGTTTATCGAGGCCGATAGTGATTTTTGGTCTGCGTGTATGGCGTCCCTATCTACGGGGGGTAAAGTAATTGTGGTGTCAACACCTAACGGATATGACCCAATTTACTATGAGATATATGACCAAGCGTTACGTAATATGAATGACTTCAAAATTACGGAGATGTTTTGGTACCGTGACCCACGTTATACTAAAGATTTATATTTTGTTAAAACTGATAATATAATCCATTACCTTTTAAATAAAGAAGAATACAACCCTAATGATTTTATTGATTGGGGTAGTAAATCTTATGACTCGAGAAACTTTGATGATGTTAAATTATTAATGGCTGACGGATACAAACCTTGTTCATCTTGGTTTGAAGCGATGGTTAAGAAATTAAAATACGACAAACGTAAAGTATCTCAGGAGTTGGAATGTAACTTTTTAGGTTCCGGAGATAACGTATTTGATTCTCTTATGATGCAAAACATTCGTGAAAATCAAATTCAAGAACCTATTAACAAATTGATGGGTAACGCTCTTTGGATTTGGAAGGAACCGGTTGTTGGTCATAAATATATTATGGGTGTCGACGTTTCCCGTGGGGATTCTGAGGATTTCAGTTCATTCCAAATTGTTGATTTTGATACACAAGAGCAAGTTGCAGAATACGTTGGTAAACTTCCTCCGGATACTATGGCGGAAATTTGTCATAAATGGGCAACAATATATTCTTGTTTTGTTGTAATTGATATCACCGGTGGAATGGGTGTTTCAACGTCAAGAAAATTACAAGAAATGAATTACAGGGATTTATACGTTGATGGAGTAGATTTGGCGAACAAATGGAAATACGACCCAAAAGCTATGGATAAAATCCCAGGAATAAACTTTAATAATAAACGTGTCCAAATTATTGCATCGTTTGAAGAGGCGATGAGACATAAATTTAGAATTTATAGTGCTCGTTTATATAACGAGATGAACACCTTTGTTTATATCAACGGTCGTCCTGACCACCAAAAAGGACATCACGATGACTTAATTATGTCAATAGCTATGGCGACCTATGTTGCAGAATCTTCTTTTAGTAAATTGACCAAGGTTACAGAACAAACAAAAGCAATGATTGATTCTTGGTCTGTTAACAATAATGAGGCGATAAAAGAGAATATTAATTTTGACCCGGTTATCCCTCATTATCAAGATAGAATAAATCAATTTAACAACCAACAAGTTAGTCGTGAGGATTATCAAAAATATGGTTGGTTATTTGGTATGTGATAATATTTATCTAAAAAGAATAAATGGGTATTAGTGATAGAAAAAGAAGTATTGACATTCCTGTTAGTATTAATCTAGATTTAAATCAAGAAACAAAACCAAACCAATTTTTAGTTGATAACAATTTTAAGAGTGGCGACTTTGTTATCAGAAAAAAATCCGGTAATATATTGGCGGGGTCAAAACTTAATGTTGAAGGTCAAGGAATTTATAATGTTAAAATTATGACACCCGATTTAAATAAAAAATTCCCAAAACAAACTCCTGTAAGTGAGGGTAATCCACCTACTCCAACACCAAGTGTTACACCAACTCCAACAATAACTCCAACTAAAACATTAACACCAACCCCTACACCTACTTTACCGATTCCTTTTGTTTCGGTATGGAGAACAACAACACCTAATGAGGTGATTGAGTTACCTTATGACAATACTGGTGTATATTCAGGATTAATAGATTGGGGTGATAATACAACATCAATTAATAGTTATGGTAATAGATATCATACATACTCAACACCTAATGATTACACAATTAAAATTCACGGTACAACAAAAGAATTTAGGTTTAATAATACCGGTAGTAAATTAAATATTATAGAAATTAAACAATGGAGTAATTTGGATATTGGTAATAACGGTGATTATTTTTACGGATGTTCAAATTTAGTTTTAACAGGTATAACAGATACCTTAAATTTATTGTCGAGTACAACTAACCTTAACGGAATGTTTGGTTATTGTTCATCAATAACAACAATTTCAAATATTAATAATTGGAATGTTAGTAATATTACTAATATGTCTGGTATGTTCGGTAATGCTGTTTTATTTGACGATTATATTAATGATTGGAATGTAAGTGGTGTTACAGATATGAGTAGTATGTTTGTTATCACACAATTTAATCAACCATTATCAGGTTGGAACGTTTCAAATGTTACAAATATGAGTATTATGTTTGGTGGTTCTCTTTTTAATCAAAATATCAATAACTGGAATGTTTCGGGGGTTACAAATATGAGAAGTATGTTTGGTAACACACCATTTAATCAACCATTGTCAGGTTGGGATGTTTCAAATGTTACCACAATGAAAACAATGTTTAACGACTCTACATCGTTCAATCAAAATATAAATAATTGGGATGTTTCAAGTGTTAATGAAATGGATGGAATGTTTTATGGTGCCACATTTTTTAATCAACCATTGTCAGGTTGGGATGTTTCAAATGTAACTATTATGACCGAAATATTTAGAGACGCCGTTTCGTTTAATCAAAATATTAATAATTGGAATGTATCAGGAATTACTAATATGACGGGAGTTTTTCAGAGTGCAACATTATTTAATCAACCATTATCAGGTTGGAACGTTTCTAATGTCACAAATATGTTCCAAATGTTTAGAAATGCCGATAGTTTTAATCAAAATATAAATAATTGGGATGTTTCAAACGTAACTACTATGAACACTATGTTTGCGGGCACAAATAATTTTAATCAACCACTATCAGGTTGGAATGTTTCTAAAGTAACTAATATGAACAGTATGTTTAAAAATGCCGATAGTTTTAATCAAAATATAAATAATTGGAATGTTTCTAAAGTAACTACTATGTTCATTATGTTTGCGGACACAAATAATTTTAATCAACCATTGTCAGGTTGGAATGTTTCTAAAGTAACTAATATGTCAGGAATGTTTAGTGGTGCAACATCATATAATCAACCAATTGGGGATTGGAACATATCGGGTGTGACCAATTTTACTGATTTTATGTTAGGTAAAACCAATTCAAATTATTCAACAACAAATCTTGACGCTATTTATAATGGATGGTCAACTAAAAATCCAAAAACCGGAATAACCGTTAATTTTGGTAGTATTAAATATACATCGGCGAGTTCTGCCGGAAAAGCAATATTAACTGGGTCAACAGGTAGTGGTGGATATGGTTGGACAATAACTGACGGTGGACTACTTTAAATACTATTTATATAATAAAAAAGATAATTAAATTTAAAATATGGAAAATAATCAAAATACAGATTTAACGGTTTGGCAGAGACTTTCACAAGCATTTGGACCAAATTCGTTATTAAATCAGGATTACCCAACATATAAGTTGGATAAAAAGGAGTTGTTAAAAACAACTTCTAGAGATGAGTATGAAAGAGAAAAATTACAAGCCCAACAAACTTTCTATTTATCAAACCAATGGACAAAGATTGAGAGTAATTTATATACTCAGGCGGTTTATTATGAACCAACTCGTTTAGCCTCGTTCTACGATTACGAATCTATGGAATATACTCCGGAGATATCTGCAGCCTTAGACATTTATGGTGAAGAATCAACAACAGTTGATGAGAATGGATATATGTTACAAATTTATTCTGAATCAAAAAGAATTAAATCTATTCTAGCCGATTTATTTAACAACACGTTAGATATCAACACAAACTTAACTATGTGGACAAGAAATACTTGTAAATATGGTGATAACTTTGTTTATTTAAAATTGGATTCAGATAAAGGTATTGTTGGTTGTATGCAATTACCAAACATCGAAATAGAACGTTTGGAAAGAGGTATGGCGGCAAAATCTGCAAACCTTGAAGAACCGGCAGAAAACAAAGGATTAAGATTTAAATGGAAAGCAAAAGATATGGAGTTTAACTCTTGGGAAGTCGCTCACTTTCGTTTATTAGGTGATGATAGAAAACTTCCATACGGAACGTCAATGTTAGAAAAAGCGAGACGTATTTGGAAACAATTATTATTATCTGAAGATGCGATGTTAATTTATAGAACATCAAGAGCACCGGAAAGACGTGTATTTAAAGTATTCGTTGGTAATATGGATGATAAAGATGTTGAGGCTTATGTACAACGTGTTGCAAACAAATTTAAACGTGACCAAGTTGTAGACTCTAAAACGGGTAACGTAGATATGAGATTCAACCAAATGGCTGTTGACCAAGATTATTTTATTCCGGTTCGTGACCCAGCAGCGGCAATGCCTATTGAGACATTACCGGGAGCTCAAAATTTATCAGAGATTGCCGATATTGAATATATCCAAAAGAAATTATTAACGGCACTTCGTGTCCCTAAAGCGTTTTTAGGATTTGAGGAAACTGCCGGTGATGGTAAAAATTTATCATTAATGGATATTCGTTTTGCAAGAACTATTAATAAAATTCAAAAATCTATGATTGCTGAATTGAATAAAATTGCAATCATACATTTATTTTTATTAGGATTTGAAGATGAATTATCTAACTTTACACTAGCGTTAACTAATCCATCGTCACAAGCGGATTTATTAAAAATTGAACTTTGGAAAGAAAAAATTGCATTATACCAACAAGGTGTTGCGGCAATTGAAGGTATTGCTCCAGTATCAGTATCGTGGGCTAAGAAACATATTTTAGGATTCTCAGATGAAGACATTAAATTAGATTTACAACAACAAAGAATTGAAAAAGCGGTTGGAGCTGAATTAACAAATACCGCAACAATCATTACTCATACAGGTATCTTCGATAATATTGATAAATTATATGGTAATTCAACATCAGGAGCAACCGGTGGAGCGGCCGCACCATCATCACCACCACCGCCAGGAGGTGGAGGAGGTTTCGGTGGTGGAATGGAAGATTTAGGTGGACCTGAACCGGGAGGTGAACCTGAATTAGGAGGAGCCCCTGAGGCGGCTCCGGGTCCTGAACCGGGAGGTGACGCAGGAGTAACCCCTGAATCATTTAAACGTGATAATCTAAAAATTTTAGTGGAACAAAGCACATTAACTGAGGATGAATCGTATATTGATTTATCAAAAGGTAAAAATTCTTTAGGGGATATTGAGACACAATTAAGTAAACTTCTAAAAGATTAGATATTTATAATAAAAAATTAGATATGAAAAATTTTGGTTTATTAAAAACAAAGATAGAAAATGTGTTATTAGAATCATATTCTAACGACACGTTCAAAAACGAATTAAAAACATTTAAGAAACTTGTTATTGAAAATAAAAACATTAGCAAATTGTTTTATTTATATGATGAACTAAGTTCACCAAAATCATTAAGTGAGTCTTATTGTAATGATTATATCAATGAATGTATTAAAATTTACGAGAATACCGTAAACAAAATAAAACAATCTGATATTAATAAAATCGTTGATTGGGTTGGAAATAAAAATGTGGAAAGTAACTATACAGATATTGATACGTTATTCTCAAGCGATGTTTTAACTATTGAGTCAAAAATTAAGAGTCGAAAAGTTATTACAGAATCACTTAAAAAATTACCGGTAACAAAAACTGAAGGTATTGATTTACCATTATCAACTATGGTGAGTGTTGCGAACAAAACTATTAAAAGTTATATTGATGGTTTAAATGAATCCGACAAAAAAGAATTAATGAATTTATTGTCCGAGGATGATTCAACATTAAATGAAAAATATGACACACTTAAAGAAGGTGTAGTTACAAAACTAACAGAAATGAAAAATGCTAGCACCGATACTTCAATGCAAACAAGAATTGATGAAACTATATCAAAAGTAATTTCTGAAAAATACGATAAACTTACGTATTTCAAACTTAAAAATCTTAAAGAAAATCTTTAATCGTTATCAGATTTGAACTTTTTTTGGACATACTTAGCCTTAGAAAGTTCATTTCTTTTAATAACTGATTTCTTAACAAATTCTTTTCTTTTAAAAAGTTCCCCACTTTGACGTGTCTTAATAACTTTACTCTTATAAAGTTTTAAGGCTTTCTCAATTGTTACGTTATTATTTAATTTTACTATTATCATATTATACATATATCTTCTCAATACAAAAAAGTTTTGACATTACGTATAAAAATACCTATTATTTTTAAAAATAAACGGAAAAATATGAAAATTAATGAAAAAGGGAAAAACTTCTTTCCTACAAGGTTTCAAAACAGCAAAAATTGTTTATGGAACCGTGGATTCAATAAATCTTAAATCTCTCTACTTAAACATCCAAACTTGGGTCGAACCAATTTACGAATGTGATAATTGGACAAGAACAGTTCTTAACCTAAGTAGAAGTATCAAACACTCAATATACGAGTCGATAAATAAAAAAATATTTGATGAAAAATTTATTGTCGATTTAGATTTAAGGTCTAGCGGACTCAATCTAAATAAAAAATCATTTATGAACCTCGAAATAAATTTTTATCTCTCACAAGAAGATTTAGATTTCAAAGGTAATGAAATTAAACAAAGTTTACAAAAAATAACAGAACAAATTTTTAATGATAATTTTTTAGATAATGATAATTTTAACTTTTATCTAACCAAAAACAGTAAAATCACCGAAGAATCGTTACAAACCGAGAATGTTTAATATTTATAAATAAAACATTCAAAATGAATTTAAGAATATTACAACCAACTGAAACAGGAAAAGGTATATTAGTTGAATACGATGCGGGATACATTAACCCAAATGACAATCGTAACGAAACGTTAATTAGAGAATCTAGCCAAATGTTAGACCACTCAAAACCTATTGAATTTTATGCTGTATTACAAAAATATAATACCCCAAATAGAAATGGTAGAACATACCCTGAACGTATATTAAAAAGAGAAGCTGAAAATTATAAAAAAATGATTCAAAAAGGGACTGCTCTGTCAGAGTTAAATCACCCGGAATCATCTCTTATTGATTTAGATAGAGTGTCTCACGCAATCACCGAAGTATGGTGGGAAGGAAATGTCCTAATGGGTAAAATTAAATTACTTACATCACCGGGATATCACGAAAGTGGAATTTGTTCCACCAAAGGTGACTTAGCAGCAAACTACCTAAGACAAGGTGTTACATTGGGGATATCCTCAAGAGGTGTTGGTTCCCTTAAAAAGATTGGTGAACAAAATGAAGTTCAAGATGATTTTGAATTAATTTGTTTTGATTTAGTATCGTCACCATCAACCCCGGGAGCGTATCTATTCTTAAATAAAGAGGATAAACAACTATACGATGAGAACTTAGAAGAAGAGAAAAAAATGAGTGTTGAGAGACACGTTGGTGATTCCGGAAATAAATCGCTTGACTTAATGAAAAAATTAAACGATTATTTGGGTTACTAATAAAAAAAAACAAAATGGAAGAAAAGTATTTTATTGCAAAAGTTACCTTGGACTCAGTTGATGAGGCATCAGGTAAGATTAAAAAATTAAGAGAAGAGAAATTAGTTAGTGGTTACAACCCTACTGACGTAGAGGCTAAAGTTACTAAAATTTTTGAAAATTATACAATGGAGTGGAGAATCACTGCAATTGTAGAAAGTAAAATCGACGAAGTAATTGAGTAATTAAAAATTTAATTATTAAACAAAAGAGGACTATATGTCCTCTTTTTTTATGCTTTTTTATTTATGGTGATATTTATTAATGTATAAAAAACCTGACGTGATTTGAGTTTAATTTAAACTTTTTTCATATTGGGAGATATTTATATATTAAAAACTATATAAAAACAATGGCAAAAGAAAAATCTTTAGTTGAAGAGGCTATCATCCAAATGAAAAATTTGGAAGAAGCGGTAGCTGAAAATGCAAAAGGAATACTTGCTTCTACAATGAAACAAGAAATCAAAGACCTAGTAAAAGAATCTCTATCAGAACAAGATGACGATGAGGTTGAAACTGATGACGTTGAAATGGATGGACCAATGGGTTCTGATGATATCGCCGATATTGAAATGATGGGCGATGATTCAGAAGAAGGTGACGATATGGATACTGATGATATGGATGACGATAGTGACGAAGACGATATGGATTTCGGTGACGAAGACGATATGGACGACGAAGAAGACACTATTGACTTAACTGACGCTGACGATGAGGAAGTACTTAGAGTATTCCAACTTATGGGACCGGATGATAATATTGTTGTTACAAAAGACGACAAAGGAAACACTCACTTAAAAGATGAGGAAACCGGTAAAGAGTATATGATTGTTGGAGAAGGTGAAGAAGAAACCTATGAAGAATGGAACGAATCTGAAGGAATGGATGATGAACTTTACGAAGACGATATGATGGGTGGAGAAACTATCGAAGATATTGTTGACAGAATGTTTTCTGATGACAATGATGAAGAAAGTGAATTCTCATTTAGTGAGTTTGACGAAGAAGAAATGTACGATGAAGGAATCGTTTATGAAATCGAAATGGATGGAGATGACTCTGAAGGATATCTTGATATGGAAGAGGATGACTCTGAATATCTTGATATGGAACAAGTTGAATCCCCTGTTTCGGAATCTAAAAAAATGTCTGCCAATCGTAAAGGTATTGGATTTGGAAGTCCTTCTAAATTCAAATACGGTCCAAATCCTAATCAAGGAAAAGGTTTCGAAACAAAAATGAAACAAGGAACTAGAGGTGTTGATATGGGTAAACCTAGATTCACGTACAAAGATGGTGAAAATGCCGGAAGTAAACTTGGTAAAAACAAAATGGTTAAAAAAGTAGAGTCAAAAGAACAATACAATGGAAGACCTGTTGTTAAAAAAGGTGAAACAAAAGAGGCGGTTCGTACTTTAGGTGCGGGGTCTAACTTCAGAAAAGGTGGTTTACCAAAACCAAGAGCTCACTCTAAATTTAATACAGCTATTAAAGAAAGTTCTTCAGAAAAAGAATTACAAATTCTTAGAGAAAAAAATGAAGAATACAGAAAAGCACTTAATGTTTTTAGAAGTAAATTAAATGAGGTTGCAGTATTCAACTCAAACTTAGCTTACGCTACACGTTTGTTCACTGAACACTCAACATCAAAACAAGAAAAAATTAACATTTTAAGAAGATTTGATGGTGTTGAAACTATTAAAGAATCTAAAAATTTATATCAAGTTGTTAAAAATGAATTATCAGCGGGAACTAAAACTCAATCTATGAACGAGTCAATCGAAAGAACAATTGCTAAATCACCTTCAACAGGAGCAGTTAACTTAATTGAATCTAAAACATATGAGAATCCACAGTTCTTAAGAATGAAAGATTTAATGACAAAAATAAAATAAAAATAAATTAAAATTAATAAAAACCAAAAAAATGGGAGCATTATTAGAATCAGGTCTAGTTGGTAACATCGGGTTAAAACACTTGAAAGTTATTAAAGAAGACACAATCAACAAATGGGATAAATTAGGATTCCTAGAAGGTCTTAAAGGACATATGAGAGAAAACGTGGCTCAGTTATATGAGAACCAAGCGTCTTTCTTGATAAACGAAGCTACAGGTGAAGGTTCTAACGGAGCATTCGAAACAGTTGTTTTCCC